CTAAACCTGCAAATGGATAAAAATAGTGAAACTTGGTTTCATTCATATTTGAATTGGGGTCTGGTGGGTGCCCAGTTGCCCTGAAGAGTACAGTACCCATCGGTAGTGTTATCTTCATTGTATTGAAATCAGGATTTGGGATGGGATCAGATGATATATTTCTCGGTATGTAATCGTTCCTAAATCTGTTCTGGTTCGTGCCACGGACCATATTCTTGTATGATTGGCTCATCAGCCCTGACCCGCTTGTAGATACTGCAGCTCTGAGACTAGATTCTCTTATATAGTCTTGAACACGAGCCATGGTATGTACATAGAAAAATATTCAGTACAGGTATGGCTGATGTTATAGTCAAGCGAGGTGTTGGAATAGCACAAAATGCCCCTCTCACAGAGATGTTTATGAATTTCATATGGCAATGCCTTGACGCGCCATTTGGTAATCCTCATTATCTTCCAGTCGAGACTACAAATGCTGTGGATTCCGAGTTTCTGGTGCAGTTTAGCCCTGTACCTGTGAATTATGTACAGATTCTCTACAAAGGTCAGATGTACACGTTCAATTACCCAACCAATGATCCACGTCTGGCACCTCTTCAGGCTTATCCGTACATACGATACCGTAACATCAAATCAATAAGCATCTCACCGAGTATAGCCACAGATATGCTCTGGAGAACACAAGCACTCGACCCCAACAGAGGTCAAAACTACCTCTTTTACAAGTTTATTGTTTGTTTGCACGAGATAAACTCCCTCATCGCCGAACGAGGCCTTACTGAGCGTGAAAACACTTTTATTGGCAACTATTGGGACAATTTTATTGTGATTACCATGCGTCATGCAATTAAGATTGGTGGGTATGACATCAAGTGGCATCGTGACTCTACAGTAGTTCAGTTTGGTCAGGGAACGCAAGAAGGTGAGATTTTTGGAACAAACCGGAAAGCTGGATTCATTACTTGCGGTGTGTATGTAAACCGTCCTCACGGTATGCCTGGGAATGTAGCCGGAATATCATTCCTTCAGGGACACAAGCAGCACACCATATTTCCACAAGGAGGAACCATAGTAACTTTCATAGATCCATCAGTCATGCATCGTGTTGTTCCTGCTACTAGCGCGGGTACAGCCCCAACAAAGAGGGGATTCATACAACGTTCGGCAATATTCAATGAGTATTTCACTACAAGAGAACGAGTAGAAGATCAGATGGAGGAGCACCCAATATTCACAAAAGCGAGTGTTCCTGCCCAGTTTAGAAATCTGAAAAAGGTTTACACGGAACTGAATAAATACTTTAGGAGTGTATCTGCAACTTTTGGTGTGCCATTGAATCAGATGAGAAACCGTATTCGAAATGCACCCAATGCGCATATTAATAATCTGTATGCGTACCAGCATCCAGAATATGCTGCATACCTCGCTACAAACTTTCCTGGTCAGGCTGTGAAGCCACCAGCCAACTTCTTTGTCTACAAGATCAAGGGTGAGGCGCAAAACAAGAGACAAAAACTGTTGAATCTTCACAATCTGTACAAAAACCTGTCACCTTCGTTTACTGTTCAGCGCGTCAACCAACCCAACTTTGTGAGTTATCTAAACACATAGACCCCTGGATATATAATGAAGAATGCCTGTGCATATGACTCGGAGCAGACCATGGCGGGTCTGATTCACCACATATGTGTGATACCTTTCAGTGTGGCGCACCACCGTCGGACCCGAGCCCGAGTCATGACTCACGGGAGGCCACTGGTGGTGGAAATCAAGGAGGTGACAGCCTTTTACTCGGACAATGAGTCTGTCTTGCGCAAGACGGAGCTGACCAAGTCGCAGGATGTCGAGTATGTTGTACTCCCTTGGCGTCGCGCCATTCCCAGAATCCTGAAGTTTGTTGTGGATAATGGTGGGACGCTGTTTGCTCACGCATGGCATCGAGACTTGGAGTTTTTGCATCGGACTCAGGAGTGGATGGGTGGAAAATCGAATCGGATATTCCACAAGAGTCTTTTGCAATGGCCGGAGACTGGGTGCTATGACAAGAATTGGGAGAGTATTTCTCGGGTGTGCTCTCTGCACTTTCTGATGAATCGCTGCCCCAAGTTTATGAAGAGTTATACCGAGTGGTATTCGACTCTGGATGAGGCCAAGTTCAAGGTGCACATGGATCTGCAACATCTTGCTCAGTTTGTGTATCGTCAGCATGACTATCAAGAGTCTCATACGGCGATTCATGACTGTCGAGACTTGGTGGCGGTTCTTCTAGAGGCTTACAACTCGGACACGTACAAACTTGATGGTCATTCGTACATGATTTCTGAAAAGTCGATGGAGCCTTTGCTTCTCGGTACCCAAGTAAAAAGAGACGCTGCTTTGAACTATCCCCGGCTGCAAAGTCAAACATGTCCTCCTCCCCAACATTGATGAAACAAGTTGGAAAGTCATAGTTGTAGCGAATCTTCATCATCGAGTTTAGAATCATCTGAATATATGTACTGAAGTTGCTCACTTCGTAATTCTCCTTCCATTCAATTTTAAGAATATATACATCCTCTTGCGGTTTACCCAGATATGGACCGCAAGGTGATGATTCTGCAGAACCCCCATCGAGGTAGTGCCACGTGCCGTACTTGAAACTCGAAAAGAGAAATGGAACCGCCACCGACATGCACAGAGCATCAATCACCTGCATGTCTGGGTGACTTTCGACGGAAAAGTAATGCGTCTGCGTCAGCTCGACGCAGAATGCAGATATGTACACCACCTTTGGGAACCTCTTGTAGAGTTGAGCAAATGTAATATTAGACTCATCCGGGAAGACACTCACAATGAGACTCCTGATGGTTTCACGGGGTATCAGACCGTAGGACTGTATGAGGGATTTGATGACTGGTTTTAGTCTACGAATCTGCACCTTGAGAGAGAGTTCGAGAACCTGCCCAAAGTCAAAGTTGGTCATGGCAATCAGGAAGCACAGGAGTGCTCCAGCCGATGACCCTGACAGAGTCTCCAAGTCTGTCAGAGCACCTGAATCCCACAGTTTGTTGAGCGCGCCGAGCAGACCAAAGTATCCAAGAGCACCTGGTCCTATAGCTAGGTGCTTCATCTATCAGTAGTACTGAGGGAATGTGGCACGCAAAAACGCAAACACAACACCGAAGATCAGGGTATGGGTTGCCTGGATGGACATCTTGGACCCCCCCGGTGGCAGGCTCAGGAACGTACCTGGGCTGAGAACATAGAACAGAGATGCGGATACAACAATGTCAGCAGGCTTGAATGTAAGCCGAAGTACAAACTTCAGCAAAAGAAAGTACAAAATTCCAAAAGTGAGTGCTCCTGTGATAGAGTCAGTCTGGTAGAATGACTTTAGCGCAACGAACAGAATAGCCGGATACAAAACCTTAGGTCCTGTCAGATCCGGAAGTGGCATTTATTAATGCATAGAGTTTTTATAAGACCACTCGCAAAACGAGTTGAAAGTGGCATGATCGCAAATATATCGCTCCTCCTTGTATTGGCGTATACTCATCCACATGTTCAAAAGATCCTCCGAGTACCAATCCTGCCAAGTCTCTGGGTCGAGAGGCTCCATCAACCCGTCATCCTGGTTATCATCTTCGATGGCATCTTCACCGTAAAAGATAGAATCCTGAGCATACTCGTTGAATCCCATTTTTCCTTATTGTATATATAGCCTAAATCTTTAGGCCTTACCAGTGATACCAAGAGACTCGCGCTTTACCTCTGGTGCAGCATCCAAGATGGCCTGGAAAGCACCCTCTGCGCGAGCCTCGTCACCCCCAAAGAAGCTCAGAAGGCCCTTCTTGATCACCTCGCGTGTGATGGGTGCCTTGGTTACACGCTCCTTGTATGAAACCTTTTGCTTATTAACATTTACATTATCAATCTCCTCCTTCTTCATGTACGTTTTGATAAAGACGCGGAGCTCCTTCTCGCGCTTGTTCAAAACTCCGATATCCTTACGGGCTTCGTTCAGCTGCTTCTTGAGCTCGACCCACTCAGTCATGACATCGCGAAAATCATCCATTATTATATACTAGGTCAAATTCTTTATACACGTGCACCAATCTCGAACCCTGGGCGCATCAGATCTGGTGGGATGGTGGATACGTTCCAGATTGAGACTGGGCTGCGTGGGTTGGGGGGCTCGGAGCGCTCCTGGAGGTTGGCGTTGCGCAGGTTGCCGCCGATCGTCTCTGGGAAGCCAATCTGCTGGCGGGGGTCAAGGAAGTTCTGGTTGGACAGGACTGAGTCTGGGGAGAATGTACCAAAGTCCTCGTCAGTTGAAACCTCGCGAG